GCCTGTATCCCAGCCTGGATTCACTAAGTCTCGAGCCTCCGGATATCACGAACCTTTGAGTTTCGATGTTGCGATTATTTCTAATCACATCTCCTCGGTTTTGAAATTCTGTTACATCGCACCAGTAGCGCAGGATGTTGGCAAACTGCTCCTTAACAAAGACTTGTCTGAGAAGTTGAATGCTCAAGATCCGACTACCTTGAGAGATATGCTTAAGCCTTGGTTAAAGCGTTCTTACTCTCAGCAGGTCAGCGATGGAAGGAGCGGTTGGGTCAGCAAGAAACTCAATGAACTCAGAGGTATTGCCGGCATTAACATTATGATGGGCCATGTCGTGAACGCTCTGCAGCAGTTCACTGGGTTCTCAATTGCGCTCACCAAGGTTTCCGGACGAAATCTTATTGACGCTGCCGGTATCTTTGCCCGTGACCCGAGAAAGGTAACAGAGCAAATTACTCAGCTTTCTCCGTTCATGATGTCTCGCCTCAATGACCGAGCGATGGAGTTCCAGTCTCAGGTCTATAAGATTTCCTCTACTCAGGACAATCGTGTTACGAAACAAAAGGGAATCTTTAATAAGACGGTTGCGGCTAAGGCTAAATATATTCAGCCTGTCCATGACTTCCTGATGAGAAAAGGATATTTCTTGCAGTCTTTATGCCAGATCCCGATTGATGCGATCACTTGGGTCGGAGCTTACAACCAGGCGCTGCAGAAAGGACTAACCACTGAGGAAGCGGTACTGGATGCAGACTCGGTTATCCGTACGACTATGTCAGACTTCTCTCCGGAAAACGTTGCGAATGTTGAAACAGGAAATGCTTTGTATCGCTCTTTCCTCGTTTTCTACAACTACTTCAACATGCAGTTCAATCTTTTGAACGAGCGCTTCCACGCAGACAGCATGGAGAAGAAACTGATTAAGCGTTACGGCATGTATGCTCGTGACGCTCTCTTAGTTGTGACGATTCCATCCGTTGTTGCAAAACTCATTGAAGCGGTGGTCTTTGGAGATCCGGACACAGGCGATGATGACGAATTCGGCATGGACGATATGCTGAGAATGTTGGCCTCGGAATCCTTTAAGAATGCCGTGGCCATGGCGCCTATCGCCGGACAATTCATTAACACTGCCGGCGCCAGCTTAGCTAAAGATCAAAAAGGCGGTGCTGTTTCTGATGTAGCGCGGTTTATCTGGGGAACCGATCCTTACGTGGGCCGAATTATGACCGCTCCCGCTTACAGTCTTATTGAGGGAAGCGGCAAGGCGATTCAACAAACCGTTGAGATTCTCAACGATGAGGATGTGAATGCCCGCTCCTACACCCGCAATATGCTTGACCTTCTCTCTGTAGTAACGGGTCTTCCGCTTGGCTTCCTCAAGAAACCGCTGGGCTACATGGCGGGAGTTGAAGCAGGAGACATCCAGCCCGCCGACGCTGGCGAATTCGTTCAAGGGGTTCTCTCCGGAAGAGCGAAGAAGGACTAAGAGCCCGTCCATAAACATCCTTGCTGTCAAATGAAAATTGATGGCAAGGAGATCGCTAATGTCAATTTCTCAAGAACTTCGGAGAGCCGGTCCTTATATCAGTGACGGCTCGACAAAGGCCTTCACATTCAGCTTTAAAGTGATGAAAGGGTCCGACTTGTCCATCGTTGTTGCTGACAACAAGGACACTTCGGTCTCCGAGACGCTTGCCTCAACGAACTACACGGTTACGCTCAACGATAACCAGGAAAATTCGCCCGGAGGTACAGTCACTTTAAACAATGCGCTTCCGTCCGGAAAAGCGCTGGCGATTCTTTCGAATGCGCCTTTCCTTCAAGAAAAGGTCTTTACTAATGCCGGGGGCTTCTATCCGGAAGTTCTAAATAATGCACTGGATACTCTGACTATCTACTGCCAGCAGCTGAAGGAAGCGCTTGGTCGATGCCTGATTGTTCCAAGCACATCGGAGCACACACCGCAGGAAGTACTGACAGAAGTCTTGGAGACCGCTGCAACGGCTAACGAGTACGCTCAGCAAGCAGCTCTTGTTTATCAGCAGGTTATCCAGCTCAGGGACGAATTAAACGCGCTCGTCCCGACACTCAAGGCCGCTTTGGAAAGTGAAGCCGATGACCAGATTGAGGAGATCGCGCAGTTTGCTCAGGGTCAGATCGCGGCGATACTCGATTCAACGAACGCACTCCTTGCTGAGCAGTTAGATCGTATCAACTCGGCGGCAAACTCGGCTCTGACTTTGAATCGCCTGCTTTGTTCTGAGGCTGTCAAAACGTTCAACGTAGACACTGCGTCCGGATCGACGATCACGCTCCCTTCCGGAATCCAGTACGTGGTCGGCTTGAACCACCTTCGGTTATCGCTCAACGGCACGATTTTATATCCGGAACAGCAATACGAAGAGGTCGGCCAAACAAGCCACTTATCCACTCAAGTCAAACTCTTGTTCCCTGTCAAAGCTAATGACCGATTAGAGGTTTGGGTCATCCCGCTCGGCGGCACGGTTGACGAAGAGACAGGGGAAGTAACGCCTGAAGCAGGAGTTGCTTGCAACGCTGAGACATGGACGCTCACGGCTGCAATCACCGCGGGCACTGCAATCACTCTGCCGAACAGCATGAAATACGTCGCGGGCAAGAAGCACCTCCGACTCTCTTGGAACGGCATTCTCTTAATCCCGGTTATCGACTGGAATGAAACAGGTGTCACGGGCGCCGAGAGCACACAGATCAAAGTGAATTTCAATCTCGCAGTGGGTGACGCCCTCAACGCCTGGACTGTCCCGTATGACCACGGAGAAGCTTCTACTACTGAGGCACGCTTGAGTGCGCTAGAGGATTCTCTCGCAGACCTGTCCGCTCGAGTTGTCTATAAGGAATCGAATAATGGCTCTTAATACAAAGTTATATGGCAAAAACGGGGAAACGCAAACCCAGCTCAATCCTGAGACCGTTGCGGCTCAGGTCATTATCAATGACGCGGCAGGCGTGGGCTCTAACGTTGAAGCCGAGATTGAAAAGCTCCGGACAGATGTGGCCGCTTTAATCAATGGCGGTGTCGTTTTCAAAGGCGCGCTGACTACCACAAGCGGCTTGCCCACTGTCAGTTATAAAGCAGGCTGGCAGTACATTGTGCAGGACGCTGGCACTTACGCAGGTAAGGTCTGCGAAGCAGGCGACTTCGTTGTCTGCGTTAAAAACTATGCGTCGGGGAGCGCCTCTAACAGCGATTGGGCCGTGTTGCAGGTCAATATCGTGGGCGCAGTAACAGGCCCCGCGAACTCAGTCGCAAACCATGTCGCCGCGTTCGACGGAACTAGCGGCAAGATCATCAAAGACAGCGGCTACACGATTGGCAAGAGTGTGCCTGCGGACGCTGAGTTCACCGACACGACTTACGCACCCGCGACCTCTGCGGCTGATGGTCTGATGACTGCCGCGCAGTTCACGAAACTCGGAGGTATTGAAGCAGGTGCAGACAAGACCGACAGGGACAATGTGGCGGCCGCAGGTGCTTTTATTAAAGCTACCGATACGGCAGACAGTATCACTGAAGGTAATACCAAGAAGTTAATGACTGCTTCTGAGCGCACGAAATTGGCAGGAATTACAGCCGGCGCCGAGGTCAACCAGAATGCGATTTCCAAAGTGACCGTTGGGTCTACGACGATCACGGCCACGGGCAAAACTGACACTTTGAAGCTAGAGGCGGGTACGGGAATCAGTCTCGCCGCGGCTACTGCGGACAAGAAAGTGACGATCAGCGAGGCTTATGTCGATAGCTGTATTGTCAGCAACCTCGACGACGTGCCTGCGAATTTACGTGACGGCGGCTTAATCATTTTGAAGCAATAGCTATGACTACGTATTCGGCTTTCATTAACGACAACGGCACGGCTGTCCCGTTCCCGGGAGTCCCGTCCCCGGGAGGGGCGGCGTCCACCGTGCAGGTGGTTGTCAGCACGTCTCGGAGCGCGTCGATTACTTCTTTCGACACGCCGCCTTACTCGGTTGGAAGCCATGAATTGCAAGTTTTCCTGAACGGTCTTTTATGCGTTGAAGGCACGGACTACACCGAGACGGCCAGCGGCAAGATCACGTTCTCATCTTCTATCGGAAAGAACGAGCATATCGCCGCGATTGTTACCAACGGCCAAGAACCCGTGCAGGTGGCAGTCAGTCAAAGCCGACCTACAGCGATTGCTTCAGGCGAAGCTTATGACGTGCCTGAGCACACGGTTGGCGGCAACAAGCTCCAAGTCTTCATTGACGGCCTGCTGATAACGCCGACGATCGACTATCAGGAAATTTCTCAA